CCCTGCTGGTAGGCCAGCGTGACCGGCTCCGCCCGCAGGGCCTTGCCGTACTTCGAGTGGACCTCCAGGACCTTGACCGCAGGGTCGATGGCCTGGATGGCGTTGCGCACGAGGGCGCCTCCCTGGTTGACCTCGGCCACGACCGGGCAGCCCCACTTGCGCGCCATCCGCACGACCGCGTTCGCCCAGGTCTCGGGGGAGCCGAGCACGCTGGCGTCCTCGAGGACGTAGGCCTGCCGCTTGTAGAGGTCGCGCTCGCCGGTCGAGCTGACGACGACGATGCCGCACTCGTCGCGGGGGTTCTCCGCCACGGACGGGTCCACGCCGATGACCCGCAGGGGCACGCCGCTCGGCTGCCCTCCCAGGCGGTAGGACTCGAGGACCTCGTCGGTCCACAGGGCGCCCTCGACGTCGTCGAGCATCTCGCCGTAGAGCTCCTGCTTGGCCAGGGCCGTGCCCTGGTAGATGCCGAGCATGGTGTCGAGGTAGGCGCCGCTCAGGTTGCCCGCGTTGTCCATGGTGGACCCGCGGGTGATGACCACCTGGCCGGGCTTGTCCGCAGCCTCCTTGATCAGGGAGTAGAGCAGGGGCACCCGCTTCGGGGTGGTGGTGACGAGGAGCTTCGGGCGCGCGCCGAGGCGGGTGCCCACGCGGAGGTTGTCCCAGGCGCTCATGCCCGCGGCGTCCGGGGTCTGGCGCCAGGCCGCGACCTCGTCGCCCCACGCGTGGGTGAACTGGGGACCACGCAGCGAGTCGGGCTCGTCCGCGGTGAACAGGGTGGCGGTGTTGCCGTTCGGCCAGGTCAGGCGGCGCTTGGACGGCTCGTAGTGGGGCCGCTCGCTCGGGGGGCTGACGTTCATGATCCCGCTCTCGCCCTCGACGATGACGTCGCGCACGTCGGCCGCGGTTCTCGCGACCAGGGCGAAGCGGCGCTGCCCCTCGGTCGTGTACTTGGCCTGCTCCCGCACCCACTCGCTGGCGAGCCGGGTCTTGCCGAAGCCACGCCCGGCGAGGACCAGCCACACGTTCCAGTCGTCGCCCGCGGGCGGCTGCTGCTCGGGGCGGGCCCAGACGGACCAGTCCCACAGCAGCATCTCGGGGTCCATGCCCGCGAGCGCCTCCGCCCGCTCCTCCGGCGACATCGCCGCCAGTACTTCCATCACGCTCTTGCCCACTCGGGCTCCTCTCGGTCGGTCGGCCCGCTAGGCGCGGTTCTTCTCCAGCAGGGGCTGGTAGACTCGGTGCGCGCCGCCCTCGGGCAGGGCCAGGTAGCCGTAGCGCATCAGGCGGAAGCGGATCGCGTTGTGCGTCACGCCGAGGCGCTGGGCCAGGCGGTAGACGCTCACGCCCTCGACCCGCACGGCGTGGGCGAGCAGCTCGGTGTACTCCTCGGCCTCCAGCCTGCCGCGCTTGGCGTGGGAGCGGACCCCCTGCGCCACCGGCTGCAGCTCCAGCAGGCGGGCCAGCGTCTCGGGCGAGACGTCGGCCTTCGGGGAGCGGGCGGGCAGCGCCGCGGCCGGCAGCTCGGGCACGGGCAGGTCGGCGACCGCCTCCCGGTGCGCCGGCTCGAGCGGCAGCTCCAGCAGCTGGCGGACGCGCTCTCGCGTCAGCGCGCTCGCCTCGGAGAGGGCGCGCATGGTCCAGCCACCCGCCCGCAGCGACTGCAGGTAGGCGTCTCGGTCCGGGCGCCCCAGCTCGCGCAGGAGCTGGCCCACCTCGGTCGGCAGGCTGGCGTTTCGGTTGGTTCTCTTGGTGGTGTCGGTCATTGCGTTCTTCTCTCTATAGGTCGGTGTGGAGCGTGACGTTCTCGTCGGCTCCGAATAGCAGGGTCAGGGACTCGGCGGTCGGCAGGCCGTCGCCGGGCAGGTGGGACGCGAGCTGGAAGACCCGCAGGGCCTCCCGGGTGCCGTCGCCGAAGTAGCCGGTGATCTCGCCGGCGGTCGGGTAGCCGCGCTCGTTCAGGCGGCGCTGGACGTGCCAGACGCTCAGGGAGCGGCGGCTCCGTGGGTTCTTGTAGACCACGGCGCTCAGTCGCACCTCGTCGGTGGGTCCGTTGCCCTGGACGTGGGGTCCGGCGGGCTGGGGCAGGCTGGCGAGCAGCTGCGCCTCCGTCACCGGTCGCGGCTGCTTGAAGCGCTTGTCGTCGTCAGTCACGGGGTAGCTCCTCGTCGCGCTCGTAGCCGGAGACGCTGCGCCAGACCCGCAGCGCCGCCTCGGGCTCGCCGTGGTCGACCAGGGCCAGCGGCTCCATCCCGGCCAGCATCTCGCGTTGGTACTCCGCCGCGGTGGAGAGGGCGGCGGCCTGCTCGCGCAGCAGCGGTCCGTCGCTCATCGCCAGTGCCTCGGCTCGCCGGGGTAGGCGCTCTGGAACTGCCGCAGCGACGAGTAGCCGCGCTGTCGGTAGGCGTTTGGCCCGAGGCCCCAGGCCCCGAAGTCGCGGCCGTGGCTGCTCATCGCGTACGCCACCCTGGCGTTGGTGACCGGGTTGAACAGGTCGCCGTTCCAGTCCAGGGCGTACTTGAGCCGGCGCGCGGTCCCGAGGGGGCCCCGCATGTTGATCTGGAACAGGCCGTAGCTGTTGTCGCCGGTCGACGCGTTGTCGTTGTGCGAGCGCGGGCGTCCGTGCGACTCGCGCATGGCCACCAGCCAGGCGGTCTTGTGCGCGCTTCCCCTGAAGCCGACCAGCGCGAGCAGCTGCGCGAGTTCCCCCGCGGTGAGCTGGCGTCGCTGGCGGCCGAGGCTGGCCAGGGTCGGTCCGCTCGCCTTCGGCTTCGCCGCCTTCGGCGCTGCCTGGACCGGCGTCACCGGCTCGGCGGCTCCGTGCGGCAGCAGCGGCTGGAGCAGTCCGGCCGCCAGGACCAGTCCGACTCCCGCCACCAGTGATCTCGAGCGACCGCTCATGCTATCGGGTCGCCTTGTACGACTTGGACAGGTCGAAGTAGTGCTGGGCTGACTCCTGGTCCTCGAGGGACAGGCTGTCGTGCCAGATGCGACCGAGCACGCTCGCATACTCGTAGCCGCTCACGCGACTGGCCTCGTCCTTGAAGTTGCCGTAGTCCAGCTCGTCGACCTGCGCCGCCAGCCACTGCTTCAGGACGTCGCGGGTGACGACGACGCGGTACGGGTAGTCCGTTCCCTCGCCGATGGTCGCCGGGGTGCCGGTCAGCTCGACCAGTCCGTCCAGGGACTGGCGGTCTCGCGCACGGACGGTCAGCTCGGTCGGGTTCTTGCGCTTGGCCACTGCGCTGATGAAGCCGGTTGGGGTGTAGATCCACATGGTGTGTGTCTCGCTTTCGTTGGTTGTCGTTGTGTATGGGGTGGTGCCTCGGCGCGGGTGCGCCTGGTGGTGCTAGTCGTTCGGGGTCATCTGCCCCGGCTTGAGCGGGGTGATGGTGACGTCCCAGCCCTCGTCCGTGAACATGCGCAGTGCGCGCTGGACTCGGTCTGCCGGGACCCTGCCCTTGCTCGCGATGTCGCCGCTCGAGTCGCGGGCCTCTACGTAGTAGATGTCCGCAGGCGGCAGCGGGTTTCCGTCTAGGTCCTTCGGTGTTACTGGCGCGTTGTCGGCCATGGTGGTTCCTTCCTTGGTGCGTCGATAAATTATAGCGTATTAGCTACGAGTAGCCAGGAGTGCCGCGGTCACGGACGCGAGTCCGAGCGTCGTCGGCACGGTCGGGTGCGCCGGGTCCAGGACCGCTAGCAGCACCGCGACGACGGCCAGGGCGGTCGCGATGACCGCCGGCCAGACGAGGTCGCGCAGGAGCTCCCGCACTACTTCTTCTTCTTTCCGCCTGCTGCTGGCTTCTTGGCCGCCGGGGTGGCCGGCTTCTTGACTGCCGGCTTCTTGACTGCCGGCTTCTTGGCGCCGCAGGCGCAGTTGCCCCCGCAGGCGCAGCCGGCGGTCTCGATGGTGTCGCTCAGGGCCCAGCCGTTCTTGGCCGCTATCTCGTTGAGGTCCCTGGCTATCTTCTCGATGGTGGCCTGGCTCGGGGTGACGACGCCGGTGAGGGCGCGTCCGCTCTTGGCCAGCCTGCGCTGGCGCAGCTTGGCGATGATTCTCTTGATCACTTGTTGCTCCTTGTCTTGTTGGTGGTGGTTTTTGTGTCCTCTGCCTGGTTGGCGAAGTGTCGAGCCCATCCTAGCAGCCGCAGGGTGTCGGTGAGTCCGTGCACCGCCTGGATCAGGGCCGCCGGCAGCAGCGCCAGCGGCGTCAGCAGCAGGACCCTCAGCCAGACCGGGAGGTCGCCGCCGATGTACGACGCGACTACCGCGGTGACTATCGCCAGGCTGGCGGTGACGCCGGCAGCGGCCATCAGGGCCTCCTCACGAGCCGCAGAACGGACCAGGCGGGCTTTTTGGTGTGGAAGCGCCTTACCGGCTGGGTGTCGGCGCATGGAGTCGCGTACGGTCATTCTGTGGCCTTTCTGGATGCGTTGAAGTCGGAGACGGCCTCTAGGAGGCCGCAGGTGGAGCAGATCTCGGTCTTGTTGTCGACCCTGGAGATGGCGCCGGGGTGCGAGCCGGGGCGCTTGTTGTCCGGGATGTAGCCCTTGCAGCGGGGACAGACCGGCGGGGTCAGGCCGCTCACGCTGTCGCCTCCCTCGGCACTAGCGGCGCGAAGTGGAGGTCTGAGTTCGCGTACGGGCTCAGGTGGCCGTAGCGAGACTGCCAGTCGGCCGGGTCGTCGGTCTTGCCGCAGTCGAGCCAGACGCCATCGGTGCCGTTTGACTGGCGAACTCGGTACATGACGACGAACTTCGCGCTCGGGGTCGGGTTGTGGTTGGTGTGAAGCGTGACGTGCCCGCTCGGCCAGGTGTACTGAAGAAGCTCTGGCTCCGTGCGCGGGGTCGGTTGTGTGGTCATGTTGCGTCCTTTGGTCGTGTGTGAACTCGCGGCCGGGCGGCTCGCGAGGGCTTGCGTGTTTGTGTTCATAAAACTATTATAGCGCGTGATCAGGCAGAATTGCGCAAGTTTGCGAAGTAGCCGGGGGCTACTTCGCCACCTTGGCCTTCTTGACCGAGGTCTGCTTGGTGCCCTCGTACTCGCCGAAGCCGGTGATCTCGGCGGTCAGGCTGACCTCGTCGCCCGAGCTCAGGGCCCATGCGAACTTCGCGGTGCTGTAGAACTTGACCTCGCTGCCAGACGGCTGCTGGACGACCACGAGCAGGCTCGGGCCGTAGGTGCCCTCGAAGGACTTGGTGAACTTGACGACGCCGCCGAAGGCGACCACGTCGCCGACCTGGCCGTCCAGGTGGACCTGCTTGCCGTA